TTGGTGGGTGGACAATATGGTGATATGATGAATAAAAATACACCACAACAAGTTGTCCCATCAAGTGACCCAATGTCTCAATTTGTAAATAAAGATTACAGAGAAGTTTTAAAAAGAACTGATGAAAAACAAAAACAAAAATACGGAAAATAAATAATGGGATTGAGACAAAAATTAATTGATGCTAAAGTTAAATCTGTAGAAGAGACACTAGCTCCTGAACTACAACAATCTATTAGTTTAGACACACGACCTGGTTCACAAATTTATTTAGAAGCTGAGTATACAGCTAGAGCTATTCTTGAAACACTAAGTGAAGCTAATTTAACTATAACACAATTAAAAGCACCTGTTGTAGTTGAAAGTTTAAAAACACCTGACCAAGTTGTAAATATTGAATTAGAAACATTGTTAGGTGACAAAGCTCCTATTTTGAAAGCGTTAAGAAAATTACCAATACCTGCTATAGGTGAAATTATAGACAAATTGGAAAGTGAGTTGGAAAGAGCCATAACACCTTTATTAGAGGGTGGTGCTAAATTAGCAGGACTTGATTTAGGAAAAGACTCTGGTGGTTTGAACTCAGCTGGTTATGTTTATATTGGTGAAGACCCTGACTCTCAAGATGGTTTTGATGTTGAGAGTGAAGATGGTCAAAGAGAAAACACAACTGTTAAGTTATCAGTTGAAGATATTGAGGAGTTATTATAGTGGCTATTAAAGATACATCAAGAAAACCTTATATAGTTGATAATGATACTAATGTTAAAGTTGGTATTGATTTACCAATTCGTAGAAGTAGTAGTGTTGATGGATTTTTTGCAACCACTTCAACAACCATTGAAGCTGTAAAAAACAATATAAGAAATTTATTACAAACCACTGAGGGTGAAAGATTCTTTCAACCTAACTTAGGTTTAAATTTAAGACGATTATTATTTGAACATATTACAAATGAAAATTTAATTGGTGTACAAGATGCTATATTAGATAAAATAGAATTTTGGTTACCTTTTGTTGAGGTAAGAGATATTCAAGTTTTAAGTAGAGATAACACTACAGATATTGGAGTAAACGAAATTAGAGTAAAGATATTATTTAACATTAAACAGGACCCAAACACTTTGGATTCTATCACTTTAGATTTTAGTAGTGATGTAACGGAATCAGAATCAAATACATCGAGTGGTGGTGGATATTAATTGGAGATAAAAAATGCCAACATATGGTAAAGAAAATTTTAAAGAATCAAATGTAAATTATTTAAATAAAGATTTTGGAGCATTAAAACAATCGTTGATGAATTATGCTAAATCTTATTTTCCAGATACCTATCGTGATTTCAATGAAACATCACCTGGTATGATGTTGTTGGAAATGAATGCATATGTTGGTGATGTATTATCATTTTACATCGACCAACAATACCGTGAGATGTTATTACCACTAGCGGAAGAAAGAAGAAACATAATCACAATGGCTAAGATGTTTGGTTATAAGGTAAAACCAATTGTACCTGCGTATGTTGATTTAACTTTTACATCAAATGTAAGTGTTTTAAGTGGTAATGTTTCAAAAGTAGATTATGATAATGCCAGTGTATTTGACCCTGGTATTTCAATAGTTTCATCTACAAATTCCAATACTACTTTTGTAACATTAGAACCAATTGATTTTAAAATTGAACAAGATGATGATAATAATACAATTGGTACAACAGATGATATAGGATTAGCTTCAACTTTTACATTATCAAGAACTGTAAAAGCCGTAAGTGCAACTGAGAAAACAATTACATTTCAAGTTGGAGTACCTGAAAAATTTAAAACACTAACCATACCTGATACAAATGTTATTGATATTATTTCTTGTGTGGATTCAAATAATAATGAATGGTATGAGGTTGATTTTTTAGCACAAGACAAAGCACCAATTCAAACTCATTACACTGATGATATAAATAGGGATTCAGCTTATGTTGATAATCAAGATGGTTTATTATCTTCGACTGCTGTTCCGTACTCACTAACATATGCAATAACACCAAAAAGATTTACTCGTGAAACAAATCAAGACAATACAACTTCACTTGTGTTTGGTAATGGAGTATTGAAAGATGGTCAACTTGTTGATGAAGGTTTTATTGATATGGAACAAGTTGGAATTATTATTCCAGGACAAACAAGTGATTTAAATCAGGCTATCGACCCATTATTGGGTAATGAGTACTCAACACTTGGTGAAACACCAAACAACACAACTTTAACAATTACTTATCGTGTAGGTGGCGGAATTAATTCAAATGTTCCATCTGGTGACTTAACAACTTTACCAACAACAATCACACCAGCTGCTGGTGCTTCAACTTTAACAACTGTGACAAACAATCAACCAGCTCGTGGTGGTAAGGATGAAGAGGATACAATTGAAATAAAAGAAAAGGCTAAAGCATTTTTCTCAACACAGAACAGATGTGTTACAAAAGAAGATTATGAAGCAAGAGTATTAAACATACCAGCTAAGTTTGGTAATATAGCAAAAGTTTATGTTACAAGAAATGTTGAGGGAGACACATCATCTAATGAAGAATTTCAACAATCCTTACAAGCTTTAAATAATAGTATATCCTCATTCGGTAATGCACTAAATGCATTTCAAGGCCAAATCGGTGACGGTGATGCATCTGATGAGGAAAAATTAGAGGCAGCTATATCATATGCTATGGATATTTTCCCTCAAATTCAAAGTAGTATTCTAAACAATTACTCTAGTGTGGTTAGTGACTATAACCCAACAATATTTGATTTATCAGCGATAAACATTTATGTATTAGGTTATAATAATTCAAAACACTTAGTTGGTAATCCACATAGTGTTAGTTTAGAAACAACTGATAATTTACCAGTAACATTAACAGCTAATATAAAAAAATATTTAGAAAACTTTAAAATAATGACTGATACCATAACAATCAATGATGGATATATTGTTAACTTTGGTGTGTTCTTTG